GAGAAGGCGCGCTTTGGGGACCTCCAAAACTGACGCACATGGCGAAGCGATCCCGCAAGCCCAAGCCGGTTGACTGCGCCGCCCAGGCCGACGCCTACGCGAAGTCGGTGGTGGATGGCAGCATCGTCGCGAATGCGAGGATCACGGACGCCTGTCGCCGCTACCTCGAGGAGCGGCGTGCGCCGGCGAAGCACGGCGTCTGGTGGGACGATGCTCGAGCGGACGCGGCCCGCGTGTTCGCGCTGCGGTGCGGGCAGGGCGCCGAGGCCGGCGCCGGCACCCCGCTCGTGTGGATGCCCTGGCAATGCATGGTCGCGATGCTGCTGCTCGCCAGGCGTCGCATCGTGGACGGGCGGAAGACCGACACGCCGGCGACGAAGAACCTTCTTCTGGCCGTCGGGCGCGGCAACGGGAAGACGGAGTTCGCCGCGAGCCTGATCATGGCGGCGATGAGCGACCCAACGACGCGGCTCGAGTTCGCGAGCGTCGCGCCGGACGGGCGCCTGGCGCAGAAGACGTTCGAGCGGATGCGGGTGATGTCCGAGACGCTCGGCGACGAGGAATGGCACGCGACGGGCGGCAGCACCCCGGCGCACCCCGGCAAGGTGACGCACGGCGGCAACCGGTACACGTCGCTTCCGTGCACCGACAAGGCGCTCGACGGCCTGACGGTGCGGACGGTGGTGTCCGACGAGACGGCACGCATGGAAAAGGCGTTCGGGCGGCTGCTGACCGGGCTTGCCAAGTTCCCGAGCAGCCAGGCGCTGCACGCCACGACGCCCGATCCGGAGATGAAGACGCGCCCCATCTGGGGCTACTGGGACGCGCTCGAGCGGGCGATCGCGTCCGGACAGCCGTATCCAGCCGGCTGGTGGCCGATGCTGTACGGCTTGGACGCCGACGATCAGGCATCGGACCCGGCGACATGGATCAAGGCGCACCCCGGGCTCGGGACGATCATCGACCCGACGCAGCTCGAGATGGCGGCGCGAACGATGCTAGAGAGCGGCGATCCCGTCCAGATTGCGGAGTTCGAGACGCAGCTGGCGTGCCGCTACCACGAACTGGCGACCACCGACGTGGACCTCTCGGTCCTGGAGCGGCAGTCGGAGGCTTGCGACTGGGATCGGCTACGGGGATCCCCGGCGGTGGTCGCCATTGATTTGAGCCGCGGCGGGTACGGCACCCAGCTCGACCTCACGACCCTGTGCGTGATGGTCGTAGACGGCGGGCGTATCCGCGCCCGGAACGTGTCTTGGTGGGCGGGGCTGGACATCGAAGCCGACGCCAAGCGGTCGAAGTGCCCGCTGTCGAAGTGGTGCGAACAGGGACATCTGCGCCGTATGCCGGGCGAGTGGCACGACATGGCGGTGATCGAGGCCGAGCTGGAGGTGATCATGGCCCGCTACGACGTGCGGAAGGTCGGCGTAGACCAGAACCCGTCCCAGGCACGGGACATCCGGCGATGGGCGGATCGCGGATGGCCGATCGTCCCGATCGATCAGTCGATCCGGACGATGGCCCCGGCGTGGAAGCTCTGGGGCGACCTCCTGAAGTCGCGGCAGCTGTTCTACGAGCCGGATCCGGTGCTGTCCTCGGCGCTCCAGGCGGTGCGGCTGGTGAAGGACAACGTCGGCAACATCCGCCCGGTCAAGGGCCGGAGCAACGGCAACACCGACGCGGTGGTCGCCGGGAACATGGCGGCGCTGCTCATGGAGCACAACGGCGTCCGGGAGGTCACGGGCGTCAGCGCGAGCGCGTGTCCCATCGGATAGAACGGGATTCCAAAAATCGCAGTAGACGGATTCGGGCGTTTCGGTTCCATCTGTGCCAATGGGACTGTTCGAGCGCATCTTTCGCGCAAAGTTCGGCATCACCTGGTTCAGCTCGCCTGAACCGCTGGTGCGGGCGTCGCTTGAGGCGTTGCCGGCGGTCGTGCGGGCGACGAACCTTATTTCGGGCGACATTGGACGGCTGCCCGTGCGCGTGTTCAACTCCGAGCGGCAGGAGATTGCCGATCACCCGGTCGCGCTGCTGCTGAACGGCGACGCGAGCCGCTGGCAGAGCGGATACGAGCTGCGGCGGTTTGCGACCTCGGTGGCACTCACCCGTGGCAACGGGTTTGCCCTCATTCGCCGGTCATCCGACGGAACGGTGGCAGAACTTCAGCCGGTGCCCGCGGACGCATTTACCGGTGAGCTGACCGATACCGGGATGACGTACCGCGTCAACGACACCGTCCTGCAACAGGATCAGGTGCTGCACGTCGGCTGCTATCCCGATCCGCGCCAGCCGTGCTGGTTCCGTTCGCCCATCGACGCGGCTCGCCCAGCGTTCGACCTTGCCGCCGACCAGGACGCAGCGCACGCCGCGTTGGTCAAGACAGGCAGCATGGGCAAGGTGGCCATCATGCACGCCGGCGCCATGAGCGACCAGACGGTGCAAGCGATCCGGGACTCGTGGATGACCATGCACGCGACCGCGGACGGCGCAAGCCGACCGCTGATCCTGCGCGAGGGCATGAAGGCCGAGCGCATCAGCCAGGAGACCTCGAGCAGCGTTCTTGAATCGCGACGCTTCTCGGTGCAGGAGATCGCCCGCGCATTCGGCGTGCCGCCCGAGATGCTGTTCCAGCAGGGCGGCGGCGCACTCTCAAGCCAGGCGGAGACGGCCCGCGCATACGCCGACGGCGCGATCGCCGCGTGGACCACCGCGTGGGAAGCCGAGTTGACTCGCAAGCTGTGCCGACCCGGAGAGTTCGTTCGATTCGACGTCACGCCAATCACGCGAGGCAATCTCCGCGACCAGGGAATGAGCTACAGCAAGTTGGTGCTGGCTGGCGTGATGTCACCAAACGACGCCAGGCACGCCCTGGGGCTTCCACCGGTGCCGGGATTGGACACGCCGACGATGTCCATGCCTGGCGGTGCAGCCGCAACGCAGGGTAATCCCGACGCGGAGGGCGACAACAATGCTTGAAACCCGTACTACGCAATTCAATCGCGCCGGGACAAAACTCGCCGGCTACGCGGCGGTGTACGACGCTCCTAGCCATGTCCTGGCATTTCCCGGAGTGAACAAGGGTCAGCCGTTCGTTGAGCGGGTTGCGCCCAACGCATTCGAGCGAAGCCTTGGATCAAACGTGCAGTTGCTCGTCGGTCACGACCGTCGTGAGCTGCTCGCGAACACCAGGAGCGGACTGCTCCAGCTGCGTTCGGACGAGCGCGGCCTGGCATTTGAGGTGGATCTCCCCGACACCCAGCGTGCCCGCGACGTGCGGACCCTGGTCGATGCTGGAGTTCTCACCGAAATGTCATTCGGATTCCACGTGCGGAAGGATGCCTGGAAGGGCTCCGAGCGCACGCTCCTGGACGTTGACCTCCGTGAGGTCTCCATTGTCGAAACCGGCGCGTATCCGCAGACGCACGCCGAAGCACGCACCTACAGCCAGACACTTGTCCGGCTTCGTCTGCGGTTGAGGACACTCCGATGAAGCAGTCTGAGATCATTGAGCGCCGCAAGGCCATTGAAACCGAGGTCGAGGCCATCCTGGCCAACGACCAGATCAGCATGGATCAGGAGGTTCGCGCGATCAACCTCATGGAAGAGCTCAAGGACCTGAACGCCCAGCGTTCCGCCGCCGAGCTGCGGGAAAAGTTCGCGAGCCACTCGCTCACCTCCAAGGCGAAGACCGAGGTGCGCGAGCGCGAGGACGAGAAGCGGGCGCGTCCGGAGTACCGGGACGCGTGGATCAACTGGATGCGCGGCGGCCAGGTCTCGGAGTTCCGCGAGCTGATCACCACCGCCAGCTCGTCGGTGCTGATGCCGAAGCAGGTTGAGGAGACGATCTACAAGTACCTCAACACCGAGAGCATCACCCGGCGCGTCTGCGACTACCGCACCGTCGCCCGCGGCGACGCGACGCTGCGCTACAACGACCTCACGCCGGGAGGCGTGTCGGGCACGAACTACATCAACGCCTGGTCGCCCCCGGATACGGGGAGCACGGCTGCCGTTGACGTCGATCCAACGTTCACCGAGGTGTCGCTGAAGCCGCTGCCGATCCTTCCGAAGACGCAGGTTTCGGAGCAGCTCATCAAGAGCGCCAACTTCGACATCGAGGCCGAGGTCGTTGACAACCTCATGCGGCAGTTCTCGCGCATGACCGAAGCGGGCTACCTGACCGGCGTCACGAACGGCCCGAGCAACGCGCTGTTCACCGTCCAGTCGTCGGCGACGCAGATCACGACGGCGACCTCCACGGGCACCTCGCGCGCCCTGGCGGTTGCCGCCGGTGCGACGGTCGCGAAGCTCATGGATATGCGCTACACGCAGCTCCCGGCGGCATACTGGGGCTCCTCGGCGTGGATCCTGCCCAAGGACTTCTACGCGGTTGTCGCCGACCTCCGCGCTGCGTCGGGCAGCAACGTGCCGATCTTCGTCCCGAGCTCGGACGCCGGCATCACGCAGGGCGCCTCTGGTTTCCTGCTCGGGCTGCCGGTCTATGTCACGGACTACCTCCCGGCGCACGTCTCGACCGCTACCACCGGCAAGAACTGCGTGGCGCTGCTCGGAAACTTCTCCGAGGCCTACGCCATCCGCGAATGGGGCGGCATGACCATGCGTCGTGACGATCTCACCGCGGCAAACAGCGCCCGCATCGTGTTCCGCGGGTTTGGCTGGGGCAATGCAGCGTTCACCCGCGGCAAGGCCATGGTTCAGCTCCAGGTGACCAACGCCTGATAGGACTCTCGCATAGGCGGGCGCGGGGGGGATTCGTCCCCCCCCGCCCGCTGCGGAGGAAAGATGGCGCTAGACCTTCCCAAGTTTCGGGCATGGGCGCGGATCCCTCACAACGAGGACGATCCGGCCATTTCTATCGCCTGGGAGGCCGCGAAGCGGGAGCTCGAGGAGCGCACCGGCTGGTGCGTCGATCCCGTGACCCGCACCCAGTACGTCCCGGTGCAGCCGACCAACGCTGAGCTTTTAATCCGGCTCGAGCGCCAGCCGGCTACGGCGTGCACTTGTGTCGATGACAACGCTGCGACCATCAGCCTGACGCTGGTCACGATCAACGGCATCCAGTACGCCAGCCTCGACAAGGAGGACCTGACGTACCCGCTCGTCCTGACCGTGACGGCGGGCTCCAACACGCTGAATCCGCTGCTCGAGATGATGCTGCTGCAGCGCGTGGCGCAGCACGTCCAGAGCCGCGGAGATGACACGGTGACGCTGCCCGGCGACTACTGGGACCGGATCAGCGCCATGATGGGGAAGGGGATTGGCTGATGGCCGCTCCTGTCCCAAGCGGGATGCTGCGCCTGTCGCTGACGGTGCAGAACCCCGTCCGCACGGTCGATGCGTTCGGCCAGGCGGTCGAGGCTTGGGTGACGATCGGCACCGTGTGGGCGCACGTCGAGGCGTCCAACACGACCGAGGTCATGGATGACGGCGGCCCGGCGGTCCGCACCGAGTGGCGGATCATCGCGAGCTGGCTCCCGTCTCTGACCTCGCGCAGCCGGCTGCTCTGGAACGACAACGGCACCGTTCGGACGTTCAACTGCCGCGCGTGCTGGGACATGGACCAGCGCCGCCGGCGCCTCGAGATCGAGGCCGTGGAGGTGACCGAATGAGCCTCTTCGGCCCGAGCGCTGGACGCGGC